TGTAATTACCGGTTCCGCATAACAACGGCAATTAGGCAAACATCCGGCATGACCTTTTAAATTATCTAAAGTTGGCGGGCTATCCCAAGCAACAAATTTCCCGTTCATAGCCTTATGGCTTGGCCTTACATCACCATCTTCACTAGTTCGCCAGATATAACCCTCTGAACCAAGGTTCTCGGCTCTAGCTTGAGTAAATACGCATGATGCTCGGCTAACCTCAGTCCGGGCAATTGTATTTGCTCTTGATCTTGTGACGCGGCCAGTTGCCATAATCAAGCCGGCTATCTCACTTGAACGATTGCCTTCAATTAGCGATCGAGTAGATAAGTCATGAATACGCTGTGCTGCATCAAGTGGCAAAGACTTAATAAGCCTTACTTGATCATTTAAGAGCTGCTGATATACAGCACCAATGTCAGTATTGCGAATTTGTTCCCGTACACCACGAGAAAGATCCTGTGCATAAATGAGCCACGTTTTCTCATCTCGTAGCGCTACATCTGTAAGGATTCGCCCAGCAGCATTTTCCGCCCAAAACTGCAAAGTATTTGCATACTCCTTAAGGGACGCCTCAATTAAAGGGTAATTATTTGGGTCATTAATATCGAAGCCTTTAACGATGGTATCGATGTAACCAGCAATTTTTCTAAGCTGCTGGCTGTAGCGTATCTCTGTCTTTCTCGCTCGGTTCGGTGTTATCCGACTTATCTGTTTCTTCATCATCTACACCTTCACCAGGGGGTGGCGGATCCTCATCATCAGCTTCTTTAATTTCCTCATCAGTGATATGAGAGAAAACACCCGTTATTTCACTTGATTGCCGCAACTCTTTTAATGCTGTTGAGCGCTTGATGAGTCCTGCTTCTTCAGCTGCAAGTACTGCGTCTGTCACACCTTTAGCTACATTCGCCTTTTTCTCATCATCTAATTGCCACAATGATGCGAATTTAAAGCTAAATGAATCAGGCAAAGGCTTGCCGAGCACCGACATATGCAACACTGCATAAAGAACCTGCAATGGTGTACGTAAACGGCCTTCTTGTTGCTGGTTGATGTTGTCGTAATAGTTCGCCAGATCAGACTCACCTGTAGCGTTTAATCCTGCTGGTGACTGACCAAATAAACGTACAAGCGGGATTCCAGTTGCACCTGAAATCTGCTGGCCAAACTGCAGCAAGAGATTATCTAAACCAGTAAAACTATATTGATGGGTTTCAAAAGCATCATCAGCATCCATAAGGGTCATCCCCTCATTAGATTGCCACATGCGTATCTCTTGAATCTGTTTAACTAAAGCGTCGTAGAACTTACCACCAGCTGCAATAATTTCACGCAACTTCTTAACTTTGTAGGTCCTTAGATGCGCCTTATAAACTAACTGTCCAGCGCCCAAAGTAGCACTATCAAAAATCGTTAGGCGATCTTCTAGGCGCTCAATAACAGATTGCCCCCAAAGGTTTTCGGTTATTGATTGCCAATAAGGAAGCTCAACACCATCCATACGTATGACACGGGAATAATGAATCCGTTGATTGCAAAGACCTACAGAATCCGTAATTACATCGTAGTACTTTGGCTTTCCATAATCTGGCCCCATTTCGGTGACCAAATCTTCCAATGTAGGCTGAACCATCCAGCGATCTAACACCATTAAACCCTTAAACTGACCTTTGCCAATGGTATTGGGGTTTAATGGTGTTGAGACGTTTTGCCCGTCAATCATCATGACTGCCAATGAACCACCATAAAGACGGGACCACTTAATATTTTTATTAAGCTTGTCCCAAACCTGTAACCGATCCATTTCTTGGTCAATCATCTCGGAGTCTTTAGGAGTAGATAGGCCGTTTAATTTGACACCTTTACGTGTCATATCATCAGCCACAACATCAACTACCTGCCCAACAACCCAAGAAGAGCGATACATTGCTTCGAGTTTTAATCGCTGACGGCTTAAAAAATTAAAGCCATAACCAGATTGATCATGTTGATTCCCAGAACCTAACCCAACACGTGAGGCAAAGTTCTGGAACGAATCTTTAGTAAATTTAATCAAGCCCATAACTTTCTCTTTATAACTTGCCCCAGATACTCAGCTCTGAAATTTGCGGGTTAAAGCAAATCATCACGCTATCTGCTCGGTTCGGTGAAGCTGTGCCATCAGGTTGTTTGTTGACTAGGATTTTCCCAACACCATTTTTTGTGTACGTTGGTTGTGATAACTCAGTCGTGAGTAATGCCAATTCCTTAGCATCGATATCTTCACTTGATAGTGAAATGATCATATCCGGATCATAATCACGCCCTTCAAGCGCTCTAAAAGTTTCCTGGAAGCGCAAGCGCAAAGACCACCAAGACTGGGCTTTAAGATTGGCGAAAAAGTCTTTATTGAGACGTTTCTCAACCATTTCCCCCTCAGGGTCATAAACTGAACCAGATCCGCGGAAAGACTCGACATTAATCTCTGATAAGCCCAGCTCTCTGCGCTTTTCATTAATTACCCGCGCATCACCACGACACCCAGCTCCAAGGCCATCGGCATCGTAAAACAGCGTATCGATTGATTTCTCAAAGCAGAGATCCATAGCTTTTTGAGTCGTTCCGAAAATGTCATCGCCTTTACCAGACCATGTGGCCAAGTAAGTCATGACAACGCCGTGACGCGCTGCAAAAGAGTTTTTATCCCTACCTTCATCAGCTACGTCTAAGCCGGCAATACGGTCACCAGTCGGCTCAATCTGAAGCTTCTTATGCGCATCGATTGCAGCTTGAACCCAAGTACTAGGAATTAAGACGCCTTCTACAGAAGCGGCATAGTTAATATCAACCTCTTGAGCAAGCACCACATCATCAAGCGTGGCCAGCTGCTTTTCATACCATGGGTAAATAACTTTGCCGTTGTAGTTTACGGTCCAGTTCTTATCAGGGTTATCACGCCAAGGCATGGTAAAGACGGCGTAACGTCCACTGAATCGATCCTGATGAAATCGATCACCAATACCGTTAGGTGTGGATCCTTTAATATGAACGTTGGTGTTTTGAGAAATGGCAGCATCTACAGCTTCTTGCCGTTCTACGAATGCCCATTCATCAAGGAAATATATAGTGGTACGTCCACCACGGCCAATATTGTCGCCCGCTTCACCTGTGATTGTTGCGCCGTTATCCGGGTTAATGATGCGCATGTAGTTATCATGCACTTTCTCGACAAAGCCCTTAGGTTTTAACCAATCAGGCATTTTGCTGAACATATCGCGGAACTTGTGAAATAGTGTTTTAGGGTCACCCTTTTTATCAACTAGTTCCTCTTTACGGCTACCAACACCACCCGCAAATCCTTCTACAAACAACCAGCGATGCAAGAAGAAACCCAGCACAACGTAGCTCATGCCCTCATCACGGGATTTTTCAATTAGACCGTGTGTTTGTGTGCTTTCACGTTCCTCTAGCCATGCCACAAGCTCAACTTGTTTCGGCCGTAATACAAACGGAATGTTTGCCGGCAATCCAAATGCCATACCACGCGGATCATATGTCCAGATCCAATTGTTAAACCAATGGACTGGATCCTTACTGCACTTGTATAGCTCCGCTTGAATGCTAAGTTCGTTTTGCTCGATTGCAGCCTTGTAGTAATAACGCCGTGTCATCTCGGTCATTATTTCGGGCAAGCGTATGTTAATAGTCCACTCTTTAATTAAAGGGGCTATTTCATCTAATGCGTATGTCATAGCTTTCCATTAATCACTAAGCGCGATAATTCTTGCGGGCTGAGTTTGTCTAATTCGTCAGGTGTATATACCGGCGCGGGTGGCTTTTCGGTATTTTCAGTTTTAACTGGTCCACCGCCCGCCCCTGTTATTTCCTTGCGATTGGTATATAAGCCGCCAACCTCTTTTGCTGCCTGCTCCAATAAGCTCGGCACAATGACAGGGTTTTCTTTGAATTGTTCATGATCGATAAATCGTTGTAGGCGTTTGAGGCGGTATGCAATGTTTGCGATTGGAATTGCGCTAAGGTTGTCGTTCATTTCCTTGCGCACTCTGTAGAACTCGGTTTTAAATTCTTCGCTTAAGTCCTGTCCCGTTTTTTTTGTTGGATCGTATGCTTCACATTGCTGTTTGGTTACGGTGATACCAAATTCTTCTTGGACGCCTCTTGCTGTTTCACTAGGTGTCTCATAGGTAGCAAGTGACCGTACTATATAGAGTTTTACCCGTTTATTAAGCCTTGCCATTTATCTCTATCCGTC